TAAAAGATAAAGTATCAGCTGCAGCTCTACCCATCCCTGTATCAACGTCATTATTAAAAGTAAAAACGGGGTTAGTATCTGAAGGCGTTTCGTTACGCATCGAAGGAGCGTTAGTATCAGTTCCTCTGAAATGATTACCATCAAACAAAAATCTATCTGCTACCCCTGCATTAGCCATATTAGTAGCTACTGTTAACACACCTCCACTACTTACTTTTAAAGATGCATAATTATTACCATCATAAGCTAGCGTTAGTGGCTTAGCAGTATCTAATATCGTTACTCTACTAGAGTTGATAGAACTCGACGTACCTACTTCCAAGACACCAAATGTAAATGCACCAGCTGTCGCTACTGAAGAAGCACTACCACTCTTTATTACAAAAGCAGCATTAGTGTTACTTCCTGCACTTGTACCAAATCTCAATTCACCACCAAGGTGCCATATTGTCTGAGTGACGGAGCCTCTGTCGTTTAAAGATATTCTAGGGAATCTTCTTCTTCCAACGAAGACATCATAGGTATTTTCAGAATCACTACCTTGAACTTCGAAATAATTACCAGTATCAGCAGAATCTCCAAGTTTTAGTTTACTACCATCCCACTTTAAGTCATCTGTTCCGCCAAATGAACCATTGTTGTTAAATTGCAGTTCTGTATCATTACCTGCGGGTGTACCAGAAAGACTACTTAAACTTACAGTCCTTTGTGGTTGACTGTTAGATTGATTTAATTGTAAAGTTGTTCCATTTAAATTTAAACCAGTTACATTTGAGCCTGCACCTGCTTGTATTTTTGCTTTACCGTGTGGTAGTATTTTTCGTGATAGTGGCATTATAATATACCTACGCTAAGTAGGTTAAAAAAGATTGTGGGGGTTTTTATACAGACCCCCAACTGTAAACCTACTCCGAAGAGTTGATTATCTAGATATCTAATCGTAGAAAATTACACCAGTTTCTGGTTTTGTAACTTTCAATCCATATCTCATTGACATATATGAACCGACGATTCCGAAACCGGGGTTTGCTTCCTCGACAGTCATTGCACGTCTTTCGACGTAAGCCATTGGTTTTGATGACATATCAAACACACCATAAGCTGTTGGTGGGATGTATGCATTGACATAAATGTTCAATCCAAACAATGAACCAACTAATCCAGTGGCTGCAGTATTTGCAACACCACCCAAAGCACTTGTACCAGCTTGAATAGCTGAGTTAGATGCTCCGACTGCTGCAGTAAAGTCTGCTAAGTCCAATAGAGTTTTGTAGTGCTTTGGTGAAATAACTACAGTATCTGCGTTGTAACCGTGTTGTCCGATTAACTCGATAGCTGTGGTCAAGTCACTTAGTGTAACAGTTCCGTTTGTGGCTGCTTCTCTGTAGTGAGTTCGGGCTAAGTCTGCTGCTGCGGTTAAACCGTAGTCGACGTAGCGTCCATCTCCAGCTGCTGCTTGAGCTGCTGTACCACTACCAATGAAACCACCGTAGAGATTGACTGTGAAATCGTTGATTCCACCAGCGCCAACTTCTGCATCGTTTTTGTCGATACTTGCGTTGCTGATACCTGTTTGTAGGTCTGCATCTCCAATACCGAACAATGCGTAGATAACGTGTTTAGACATATGTCTGTCAACTGCTCTTCGTGCTTCGTTTAATGCAAGTTCAACTTCGTTGAATCTTGAGTCTTCTATCATTCTGCGGGTTACACCTACTGCAATACCCCACTCTCTGACTGCTACTCTCTCGGAGCGCATCTTTGTGTGTTGGTATTGAGGGGTGCTTCCTTCATCAATTCTTTCTAAGTTCATAGAAGGCATTGCGAATGTTAAATCTATATCTCCACCAGTATCAGTGGTCATTGTTTCTGTAAACATCTGAAGTGCTGGAAGGTCAGTTACTTTGTAGTCTTGCAAAGCGTCTTTGTAATCTACTAGAACTCTCTCTCCGGTTCCTCCAGTTGTTGCAGTGAATGAACCAGTGTTATTGGATGTTAGTATTCCATCTTGTGTTGTTACCATATTTATTCACCTCTTTAGAGAAGGACGACCTTCACTACTCCTCCGCTGATTGCCTCAAGTGCAATAGCTTCTTTCTGGTCGGCGCTTGCTGCAATACCGAACTTACCAGTTGCATCTGCTGACAGGATAGAACCTGCGACAATGCTTCCTTGTCCGTTTACGTTAGCGACGACTCCGTGTCCAGTTATCACGTTACACATATTATCCAAGCCTGATGCAGCTGTTAAAGCTACTCCGACACAGGCTGCTCCACTGGTTGCTGCTGGTTTGACTTTCCCATTAGAGTGTATCTGTAGGGGGTCTCCTGCTGCTACAGTAGCGTGGATTAAAAATGGTAATATTCGTGCTGGTGCTCCACCATCATTTACTAATATTTCTGTTGCCATATTTATTATTTCCTATATTTATTTCCTGTTCAAACGGATTTTTCCGTCTATCATAGAGAACATTCTCTCTACTTCAGGTTCGGCCTCTACGGCCTTTTCTTCTGAATCCTTTGCGATTCCCTTACCGAAGGTTTTTTCTGTTTCGGCAGGTTCAGGCATTGATTCTAATGCTTCGAAGAAACCTGTTAATTTGTTATCTTCCCAACCGAATAGTTCTTCAGTACGGGCATCTTTGGACTCTTCTTGGAGTTTTCCGAAAAGAAGTTCTTTGGAAACGACATTTTTGACCAAAGCTGTTTTTAGCTTTTTGGCTTCTTCTGCCTTCCTTGATTCTTCTGCGGTCTTAAACTCTTCGATAGAATTCAAAGCATCATTGTACTTCTGCTCCAATTCGGAGTGGTTAGATGTCAAATCTTCAAGTTGTTTCTTAACTGAAGCAAACTCTCTCTCTGTTATCTTTTCAGATTCTGTTTTTACAACTTCCTCACTCATATTATCGACCTCTTTGTCTTCACCGTCGTGGTCACAACCACACGAATTCTCGTCGTGCCCTCCACAACCACAATCATCTTTGGTTGCAAATTCTTTTTCTGATACGTGTGTTGCACATTCCGTGTCAATCGTACATTCCCCACAGACGGGCGTTGCTATCTCGTTGTCTATAAACGAGACTTCTACGGGTCGGATATTTGTCGCGTACGAATCGCCCATAACATCAACGTCTTTTGAAAACCAATCGACACTGACGTTAGTAATATCCCCGTCTTCCACTTTCTGTATCACTTCTTTCATTCTGGCTGTTGGTTCATAAATCTGAGCCAACATAGATATTGCTACCTTGCCGTCTTCCATCTCTTCAATCTCAGGGTTAATAGCCTTCCCAAGTAAATCCTCAGGAGTCCTTTGATGAGTATAATATATTGGTAGTTCATTGAACTTCTCCAAGCTTTCTTTAAGTATACTAGGTTCTATAAACACAGTTTGTTCTTCTCCTTCAACTTCATAATCGTGACGACCAGAAGTTAAAGCACGAACTGGGAATTCCCACATATCTTCAGTATCCTTTTTAGATACACTAAGTGCTTCTTTATCAAATTCAAAATTCATAGCAAATGTTTTTTGGGTCTCATCTGATTTAGAAACACCGAATTCCTTTTCTTCGCCATTGTTATCTGCCCACATAGAGCACATATTCTGAGCTACAATCTCTGCATTCTCTACACCTTTTTTGTTAAGGCGTGGTTTTAATCCTATTACACATTTTTCGTAAGCATTCACGCTACTACCTCCACAACCTCTTCTTCAGTGCGTTTCCCTGTCTGGTTTTTAGATAATCTCTGTTCTGTTCTTTGAGACTCTTCTATTTTGTCTTGGTCTTTTCCACCAGAAATATTTACTTCAGCGGCAGTTGGTTGTTTTTCTACTACTCCTTCAGCATCTAAACCTCTCTCCTTTCTAACTTCACTAGGTGCCAAGACACCTTCTGATAGATATATCATATCGGTTTTTGCCTTTGTGAATGCATCATCTACATTCAAGTGTCTGAAAGCAAATTTAACATCGTCTCCAAACTGTGGCATTAGTTGTGAATTAATAGCAGACTCTACTGCTTTTTGTAAATATTTAACGTAAGGTTCAAAAACCGGGCGAGCTTGCTCCGGTTGTGTAAACATAGTTCTTGGTACTTTAAGAGCTATATGTATTTTATCTAGTATATCATCTGTATACTTACCATATTCAAAGGCTCTATTTGTACCTTCTATTTCTTTTATTTGTATATCATTACCGTGAATTATATCTTCACCGGGTTCTAAAGAATTAAATGCATCAACAATTTCGTTAATCTTATCAGGGCCATAGGGCATATCAGGCAACCCACAGGAAATGTCGAAACGTGATACCGCATATTTATTCAGAGCTGCTCCAATGTCTCGCTCTGCATAATCTTTTAGGTCTACTAAGTATAAAATAGTATGTATATCAGATAAACCATAAGCGTAATCATCAAAAGGATTGTTTTGTAGTTCTACAATTTCATCAGGGTCAAAACGAACGTCTTCTGCGTCGTTTCCTATATTCTGATAATAATACATTAATTGGCCGTGTTCGTTTCTCTTCACGTACATATTTTGTGAAGAGCGTAGAACTAGGTTGTCTCCAGTCCATTCTAAATAACCTGAACCAAAGATTCGAGCGTTGCGTAGCCAACCGTAGATTGTCATATCAATATTGATATCAACAAACATCTTTGTTACTTCTTCTCTTAGTTTTTCGTCTTCAGTAACAATATCAAAACCATCCTTTACTGCATATAAACAAGGGAGGTCAATCAAAGAACGTACAATCGGGTCTGATAAATAAACATTCATATAGGTTCTATTGTCACCTATGTGCTGCTCATAATTCCTGTTACCATAATTATTGGTAAGTTTCAACCTTCTTATTACACCTGCGCCAAAACCACGTGGTTCATCCTTTGGAGTGTTAGGATTAGAACCCACCGTAGCAAAAACGCGGCGTATCCTGTCGGCTAGACCCATTTGCTATCACAATATATAAAGTTTCGCTAGTATATAAAATTTTGTTCAAATACCACGCATAAAT